TCTTAGATATGGAGACAAAATGATACCTGGAAGAACACAGTGGATTAGAGAAAATTTTGGTAGAGGTTTGAGTAAGAAAGAGCAAAGAAAAGCAGAGATAGCTTTTTATAAAGCACATCCTCCTTCATCGTTTAGAGTACCAACATCGTCAGGAGGTGAACAATCACAGCAGGGTACACAAAAAACAACAGAAACAACACAACCTCAGAGATATACAATTGAAGAAAAAGGAGAAGAACCGACAGAATTAACTAAAGCAGTATCTAAAGGGTACTTTAATCGAGGACAAGGAAGTGAGTATTACAAAAATCGACCACAACCATCTGACTTTGATAACGCAGAAGATTATGCAAACGCTATGAGTAAATTTGATGAAGAATTTAAGAAAAAATACCCTGACGCAAAAATATAAACTTTAAAGTAAAAATAAAAAACAATGGCATTTAAAATGAAAGGTAACCCATACAAAATGGGTAAAATGGCAACCAAAAGCACTATAGCTAAAATGAAAACATCGTATAAGATGAAAGAAGCTATGGCTAAAATGAAATCACCAATGGAGTTAAAGAAAGACTCCCCAATGGATAAATATAAATCAGACGCTCAGAGAAAAGCTGTACATGCTAGCAAAGCTGAAAGAGGTATGACAATGAAGAAAGAAGAGGCAATGAAAATGAAAAAGCCTTTGAAAGCTGCTAAACCAGACTACATCGACTTAGATGGTGATGGAAACAAGACTGAGTCTATGAAGAAAGCTGCTGTTGAAGCAGCAAAATTAGGTGGAGCTAAAAAGAAATCTCCAGCGAAATTAGCAAAAGGAAGAAGTTCAGATGTTATGGCTACGGAGGGTAAGTACAAAGGTCAAATGGTAGATCCTAGAACAGGTATGCCTAAGGGCGTTTCTGCACAACCAAGCAAATCAGAAGTGGCAAATGCAGATCAAATAGCTATGTTAAGAGAAAAAATGAAAACAGTAGAACCTTTCAGCGCTGAAGAAGAAGCTATTCAACAGCAAATAATAAGACTAAGAAAAGGTACTTCTCCAGCGCCGATGAAGTCTCCAATGGAAAAAGGGAAGACTAGTTTTATTGACAAAGTAAAATCAGCTGGAAAAGCTATTGGCGACACTATGAAGCAAGAGATAAAGAACCCAGCAGGACACGGAACTTCTGATTCTTTTACACATAGATTGTCAAGAAACTATAAGGCTCGTAAAAAAGAAGCAAGATCTTCCGCGGTAAAACAGACTGATCCTAACCAAAAGAAAGTTATAACTAAAAGTGGAAACACAACCGTTTATACTAAAGGTGGTAGACCAGGACCAGGAGGTCAAATAGAGAAAAGTAGGCAAACTACTTATACTAAAAACGAAGACGGTACTTATACTAAAAAAGTTAACACAGCTAAAAAGGGAGCTAAGACAGATCTTGAGAAAAAAGAAAGAAGTTCAAAAGTTATTTCTGCTAAAAAGGCTGAACGTCAAATAGCAAGAAAAACAAAGAGAGCAGAAAGAAGCGCGAAAAAAGCAGCTAAACCTGCTAAAAAACTTAGAACTACTATATTTGATTCAAAAGATACTAAACAAGCTAAAAAAGATATTAATAGAGTAATGGCTGACACTAGTAAAAAAGGTAAAAAAGTTACACTACAAAGATATAAAAAAGCTAAAAGATCCGGTAGCAACGTCATAGGATAAAACATAACGCAAACCCAAATAATATTAACCAATAAAATAAACCAAAATGACTTATTTGTATTACAAGACCAGTACACTAACTGGCAACCAAAAACCGAATGAAAAAACTATTAACCAATGGAAGCATCTTTCAGATAAAAAGAACTGGAGGATAACTCAATTAGCAAACGGTTATTATCAAACTGAAGTATCTGAGCCAGATTCAAAAGACTGGCACGCAGTAACTAGAAGAGAAACAATAGAAGGTGCCGAAGCTGCTATTGAAGGTAGCATCGAGCACTTTTCTAAGAAACTAGAATCTGTAAAAGGACCTAAAGTTGTAAAAACATTTGAGTAGTAACTAAATTAAATTAAATTAAATGGAATATAATCTACCTAGCGAGATTGTCAAAGATTTAAACTTTGGCGATGACGCTAAAAAACGAATAATTGCTGGTGTTCACAAGCTAGCACAAGCCGTAAAATCCACACTAGGCGCTTCTGGTAAGTGCGTAATATACGAAGATGGACGCGGTAAACCGGTAATCACAAAAGACGGAGTAACAGTAGCAGAATCTGTTGTCTTGTTTGATCCGGTTGAAAACATGGGTGCAACACTTATTAAAGAAGCAGCAAGAAATACTGTAAAAGAAGCCGGAGATGGTACTACTACAGCTACAGTTCTTGCTGAAGCCCTCATAAAACAAGTTAACCACGAGAAATACCATGGTACTTCTATAAGAGAAATAAAAGAAGGTATCAATTCTTGTCTTGAAAAAGTAAATAATTACCTAAATGACGTTAAAATAGACGTAAAAGGTAACATGTTACACAATGTTAGTGCTATTAGCTGTAATAACGACAAAGAATTAGGTAAAATTATATCAGAAGCTTACGAAAAAGTAGGTGAAAATGGTGTAGTTTTGATGGAAGAGTCACCAACAGAAGAAACTTACGTTGAAATTGTTGATGGAGCGCAAATAGAGTGTGGTTTAACATCACCTCACTTTATAACAGACACCGAAAAACAAAGATCTGTACTAGAAAATCCATATATTCTTATCGTAGAGTCAGAAATACCTAATGTTAGAAAAATACAAAACGTATTAGAGTTCGTAATTAAGCAAAACCGAGCTTTACTTATAGTAGCTCCAGTAGCACAGCAAGTAAAGTCAGCGCTTTTAATGAACAAAGTTAAAGGTAACATCAAAGTAAATATAATAGACTTACCAGGCTTTGGTCCTACTAAGAGAGATACTGTAAAAGATTTAGCTATTTTAACAAATGCCATTGTTATAAACGAAGAGCTAGGAGATGATTTAGATGGTATATCACTAGATGTACTAGGTGAGGCTAAGAAAACTGTTACTGAAGACAGAAATACTATAATAACTACTTTAGACACTGATCAAGAGATAGAAGAAAGAATAAAAGAAGTACATAAACTAATAAAAAAAGAAAAGAACGGTTATATAAAGAAAAAACTAGAAGAAAGACTAGCTTTATTATCAGGTTCTGTAGGTGTTATAAAGGTTGGTGCTGATTCAAAAGTAGAGCTAAAAGAAAAGAAAGATAGAGTAGAAGACGCTATATATGCTACAAAAGCCGCTTTAAAAGAAGGTATTGTACCAGGAGGTGGTGTAGCACTATTAAACGCTTCTGAAAGAATAACATCTGAAAACATAGGTGAAACAATACTATTAAACGCTATTAAAGCTCCGTATCAAACTATATTATCTAACGCAGGTATAGAGCAGAGCGAAGAGCTTGCAGGAGGAAACGGTATAAATGTTGTAACAGGCGAAGAAGTAAATATGGTTAAAGCAGGTATCATAGATCCAGTACTTGTTACTAAGACAGCACTTAAAAATTCTGTTTCTGTTGTAACTACTATTATATCCGCTGATTGTGTAATTTCAAATATTAGACTAAATGAAGGCAGTTAATTATTACATAATCATAGATCAAATAAAAGACGAGCCTAAAAAAGTTGGTGGATTAATACTAACAGAAAGTGTAGATGATGACAATAGGTACTTAAAAGCTAAAGTTATATCTATTGGTAACCTTGTAGAAGGAGTATGTATTAACGATGTTATATATTACGATAAACACGCAGGCCACGGCATACAACATAAAGATAAATTTTACCACGTTATAAAACAACAAGACGTGGTACTTATAGATTAGACCTAAACCATAAACAATAAACCTAAAACACAAAACAACAAACATAATTATTAATCAAAAAAAAAAAAAAATGGAAAAATTTTTGTATTTCGCACAAGGAGATGGTGCTAATGCTACTAGTGAAGCTGTAATGTATCCTTCATCTGCGTTTAGAGGAGCTGATGTTGCTGCTTCTAAAGTAGTATTATATTTTAAACCATCAGCAATCGGAGATGCGGTAGCTACTGGTGATGTTAACGACAAAATTGAGTTAACAATCACAGATGGAGATCAAAAAGCGGTACTAAAAGCAATTGCCGAGTTAGTTGGAGCAACTGGTTCTATGAAAGAATCTTTTGTGGTAGTTGCGGACGAAGACAACAGTGTGTTTGTACACTCTAGTATTACTGCTTGCGAAACTACGTTAGCTGCATAATAAATGCGACTAACCGCGCAGGATCTGCGTGAAATGAATATCCTTAAGTATTACAGGCTCACAAGAAAGTGGGCTTGTAAGACTTAC